TTCGTCGGCACGATGATGTCGTCACCGTAAATCCCCACATCTTTCAGCACCTCGATTGTGTCGAAGTTGACGCCGTCTCGGCTGTTTATGTGCGAACGCTTGAAGGGTTTAACCTTCATCGCCGCCAGCACGATCGCTGTGAAGATCGCTGTTTCCAGAGGGAAAGTGAAACCATTCCCCATGGTAGAGAACTGCTCGAGCGTTACAGTCGTACTCTTGTAACGCACTGCTGGTGTCCTCAGGCTGTTCAGGAGGTAACGCCATTTAGGATCATTAACCACGAAGTCGATAAGACCACTTGATTGTGTCCCGGAAGCATTTTTCAGATCGAGAGTGCTAATTTGCCTTTCGGCATTCTCCCAATTCCTGCTCCCATCGAGCGCCAGACGTTGATTTCTAGTCTGGTCACCGATGTCAACGCCGCATTTCTTTAACCTACGCGCGATGAACTCGCCAACGCCGCCTTGAAAGAATCCATTGGCGACAGGTTCGATGTTCATAGCCCGAGAGGTCTCGGCGTTCTTAGGGGCGAAGCGTAGCCTTCCGATTTCCAATTCGAAAGGTATCGTGCTGTAGAGCCAACCTTTGTCGTCGATCGCATAGGACTCCTCGCGTTGTGAAAACCACGCAGGTGCTGTGTCGATTAACGCTTCTAGTAGGCCCGACCGGTACAACGCTTCACTACACGTGAGGCTGCCCCGCATTTTGTTAAGCGGGCATGCCTCCTTCTTTGGTACGCCTACGTTCGCACCGGGTCCGAAATAGCTTTTTAGCTCCCCGAAATCGGGGCACGGGCCTAAAATGGTGCTGATCCACTGGCGAACTTGTGTTAGAAACACAATTTCCGAGGAGGTGAAACCCCCAGACGCACGGCGAAGTTCGCCGCTTTCAGCGTCTTTGACCCAGTCGTCGCACCACATAGTAAGGAACCGCGTGTTGGTTTGCCAGCAGGCTTTTTCGCCCTCGAGGAAGGTGTTCCAAGCATTTGCCTCCTTGTCGCAGCCAATGTCGACGTCCTTGTTCTTGCTGTAAAACGCAAGTATCTGGCGCGCATGGTAGAGCGATTCAGGTGTGTGGCTCAGGCAGTTCACATCCAACCCCTTATAACGCACGATGGCACTGACGTCGCCCTGAAAGGCGAAGTTGTACAAGTCAGCACCGATGTTCCCAGCGTAGCTGGCGTGCATACCGATTAAGTCCAGCGTAATGCTCTGGGCTGTCTCCGGCTGTAGGGGTTCTGTCCACTGTTGCAAATTGCGCATCTTGAGACTCCTTTCAAATAGATTAATGGAGGTAAACAGAACCTAGCGATACGCTACTGGGGCGGTTTCCGCCCAGTTACATACGCCACAATCATGAGGATTGCCAGCGCCACGATGAAGTGGACCTCTGGTATCCCCAGCACGCTCGAGTCAGCTCCCATCTTACGACGGGTGGACCAGCTGATCGACAAGTTCGGAAACCGGGCCTGTGGTAGCGGCCGGAGTCGTCACCGTCACGTTGTTGAGGAAGTTGACCAGCAGTTGCCTAGCTAGTCGACGCTCAGCAATCGTAGAGCGCTCATGAAAATAGCCGACGAACTG